CTATTTTTCTATTTTTTGTTTTGAAAAGAATAAACCGTAATTCCTCTTAAAACGCTCTATCTTGCGTGTTTTGGTCTGTTCCTTGTCATTATCCTAGAAATTATCTAAAATGCAATACAAGCCAAACTATGAGCTTACAGGGGTATTATATAGCAAGGGGTATCTAATCAACAACCAAACAAAAAACCACTCAATTAAGAGTGGCATGTAATTGAAGAGTTATCTCACTTTCTATTTAATTAAATTTTGTTCGTTTATAGTTTCGATTGCTTTTTTAACTTGTTCAGGTTTACCAGTTATAACTAACTTTATTTCATCTTTATGTTCAGCGTGTTTCTTTCCTACTTTAATCAAGTACCAACTGTACAAGATGAACGATATAACATAAATAACGTATACTATTTTTACACCTCCTTATTGTAATTTATCAAGTTTATCAAGTTCTTTGTGCATAGCGTCATATTCTTCTTTGCTTAGTTTATTCTTCTTTAGCAAATCGTTCAAATCTTCGTTGATTGCTTTACGCAATTCAATTCGTTCAGATTTTGATGAAATACTACTTCTAAAAGTGTAAATCTTTAAAATTTGTTTTTCTCGTTCTTGTAGTTCCATTTTTACACCTCTTTCACTTCTTCGATTGTTTCCTCTACTGTTTTGTGCAAATCGTAGTAAAACACTCCTGTGTAATGTTCATCTTGTCCTTTTGTCCAAGTTTCATAATTTGTTAATTCCATTATTTCATCAACCATTTCAGAATGCTCGTTTATATTTGTCACAAGAATTACAAGAGCTTTTTTAGACCCTTTGGAAAAAGGTGACATAGCTTCAAATGCTTCGGCAACATCTTGAAGTATACCGAACAAGTCCATGTATTGAGCTTTAGCATAAGCTGGTACTTTCTTTTCATCTGTTGGAAAGTGTTCATCTACTTTTTCATCGTGAATTTTCAACATGTTGTTAAGAAATTCGATTTGTTTTTTAAGTTTCATTTTTTAGTTCCTCTTTCTTTCTTACGCTTGCATTCCTGTTAATTTGTTCAAATATTTTGTTTTGCGGTCTATGTGGTATTCTAAGTTGTTCCCCCATCGTGTTTGAAGTGAAAGTTTCAGACATTCAATGATGTAACTTTTAAGCGTTCCGTTCGTGTTGACATCGTCTAAAGTGTAGAAATATTTTCCTTGTATTCCCTCACTTGTGTTATATTCATTAAGTTCAAAGATTTCATTCTCGGCAAAGGCTTCGAGTTCTTCTTTTTTCAAGTTATTAAAACCGCTAGAAAAGCGAATAAAATTCAATGTATTGTCATTAATCATAGTAGTTACCTCTTAATTTTATAATATTAGTGTTGTCTGTGATTGTATTGGCATAAATATAATGCTCATCACTCAAGAGCTGCACAGCCTTGTATAAGCTGTTTTCTGTTTCTTCAGTACAAATTACCATAAGTTCTACTTCAAGCGTCCTAAACGACTGATAAATGCTTGCATTGTTGCTTACTTGACTAACAACAGGGTGTATTTCAGCAAACATCACTCCCATTGGTTCTCTTTCATAGTCCAAACTAACAGTAAAGCCTAACTCCTCAAGAAACTCTTTGATGTCTAGTTTTTTGTTTTGTAAGTTAATCATTTATTCCCCTTTGTAAGTATCTAACAACCATTTAACACGATTAGAAAACCAATCTTTGCGTCCTTTGCTACTGAAGTGTTCAAGATTTTGTACATTTTGATTTTTAATGAAGTTGTAGAGTGCTTCTTCATCGAAACAAATTGTACCGATTGTGCCGCTATAAAAGATAAAATAAAGACTTTCAACAATTTTATCAGCTAGATTGGCTTTTTCAGCGAACTTTTCAGCCTTACGAACCTTAGGACTATTTATATTCTCATTACGAACCAAACGCAAGAAATAAGACTGTTCAGGTAACATATTTAACTTTCCTAGCGTGTTAATAATAATCATGTCAGCAACTTCACGGTTCATCATTTCGTCTTTTTCGAGACTTAGACCGTATTTTTTGTTTGTGTTGCGTTGATAATTGTTGATGTGTTGTTTTACTTCTAGCATGTCATGAATGACTTCCAAAGTGATGATATGTGCGTTTTTTAAAAAAGTGAGTTTTTCTTTACTGATTTTCATAGTTTGTATGTATTCCTTTCAATTAATTCCATTAAGTTAGTAAAATCAACGGCGAACAGAGGGGGAACAAGTTCCCTAACAAGTTCCTTTGCTTCCTCTACTCGTCCTTGTAGACTTAATTTGTCTACTTCATCAAGTATCATTTCATAGTCATATTCCATTTCTGAACTCCTTTAGAACGGTAATTGTTCATCAGGAATATCAGCATGAGAACTTCCGCCAAATAAGTCAACAGTGTTATTTTGTGGTTCATTATTATCACGGTTTAAGTTAAATTCGGGCGTTACTTTAGCATATGAAGCGTTATAATAAGTTTTGTCACCTTTAGTTTCGGCTTTGATTTGGTCAATAAACACAGTTACGATGTCGCCATAATTTACGCTATCAGGAAGCCAAACACCTCCGATATAATGCTCAAATGGATATGCTTTGAATGACAGAACTTTTTTAGTTCCTTTTGCCGTTTCAACTTGTTTTGTGTTAATTTCGTTTACTTTCAAAGTTTCAATAATTTTCATTTTTTTAGTTCCTCTCTTTATTTGTTTTCTTTTGTCAAGTATTAAGCGTTCATATTTACTTTTCCTTGTTTGCAAAGTTCGTTTGCACGGTCACTTGACATTTCTTTGTTTGCTACTTTCTTCTTCAAATCACTTAGGTTGTATTGATAGTTTACTTTAGAACGTGGTGCATTGTTTTGACCTTTATTTGTACTATCTGCGTCTTTAGTATCATCTAATTTCAACGCTTGACCATAAGCATATTTACTTGCGTATGATTGACTAGCACCAGTTGCTTGAGCTTTGTCCTGGCCTTTCTTATTTACATCAATAACTGCAAAACCGTCGCCACTTGTGATGTCGTTAGTATTTTCAGGGTCAAAGATGTCAATATGAACATGTAAGGCTAGCTCATTGTTCATCGAAATCATTTCTGTGCTAGATTTTTCAACTAGTCCATATTTCATAAGCATAGGCTTTAAAGCCGTTTGAATATCCTCGTTGTTTCGGAAATTATACTTACCAAAACTATTGTATTGACTTTTTGGTACTTTAATTTCATTAATCATCTGTAATACTTTACTTTCCATTACAGGCTCACTCCTTTATTTACATGTTTTTTGTACATCTTCCATATCCATTTCAGAAAGCCATGGATATATCTACCAAGTTCTTCGGCTACATTTTCAACGGCTTTAAATACAAGCCAAATAAATAGAATTGTTAAAAGTAAAGTCAACATTTTTTTATTCCTCCTTAACTGTATAACTAATTATAACGTGTTTGCTTTCTTTTGTCAATTACTAAGCCATTAAAGTTCTGTTTCACTTGTTTTACATTTTTGACAATCACAATGATGTGAAGCCATTTCATTAATTAAAGTGATGTCGCCCTCATTGTCTAGTAATACAGTATCAACGCTTAGAGATTCACTTGGAAATTCAATAAATACGTCCCCTGTTTTATCTTCTACTCGTTCAAGTTTTTCGATTAGTTGTTTGATTGTTAAAGCCATTATTTAATACCTCCAATGTATTCATGTATTTGTTTTAATTGTTCTTTGCTATCTTTTTGCGTGTATTTTCCTTTCCTACCTGTTTTTGTTTTCTTTTCAGGAGGTGGAAAGCCTTTTGCATTGAAATACTGCCTAGCGTACTCAAAGAACGTTAGTGCGTTAGTATAATTATGTTCGCCTAGCATTTTGTGATATTCTAGGCTAGTTTCACGCCATTTATTGAAGTCGTTCCAATTCAGAACCATAATTTACCTCTTTAATAAACCAACCGTTTAAAGGCTTGTCTTTATTCAACCATAATTTTAAATAACTTTCTGTAACACCGAAGTGTTTTGCCATATCCTCAAAAGTTTTAAACCATAAGAACTTATGACGATTTAAAGCACAATATTTATACACGTTTCGCTTCCTCTCTTCTTCTAATCTCTTCTAGTTCTGCTTTTCTACCTTTGAACTCTTCAAAGATTGATTTTTGAAGTGCTACCCAATCTTCTGCTTCTGAACGTTCAAAGCCCATTAGAACAGCCATGTTGATGTAATCATTGTATTTTCCCATGTCTTTCTCATAAGGCTCATTAGGCTTTTTCCCTGCCCTTACAATATACTTCAAAGCGTTTGTTAAAGCGAAACCTTGTCCAGTTGTGAAGTTATACTGCCAAAATTTTAAGTACCATTCAGAACCCCAGATTAGAAACTCCTCTAGTTGAATACCGTATTTATTTGCGTAATATTCTTTAGCCATTATCTTTTAACCTCCAAAATTTTTACATTGTTTTCATCAAATACAACTGCTTTTGCAATCATTGTTGTTTCTTCCATATCTTCTCTAATACATTCTACTGCGGTTCTTACTTTTCTAACTTCATAAGTCCAACTATCTGAACCGTCTTTTAAAATGTAAATTACTTTAATCATTTTATACCTCCTCAATGAACTCTAAATATCTTTCATCAATTTGTTTGATTTCTTCTTTTGTGAATTGCGTCTTAAAATCTTCTCTTTCTTCTTTGAAGCTCAAGAATAGAAACCGTTCTTCTAACTGACCTTTAAAAGAATTGAGATAACCTTTTTTATTATCCATTAGTTTAACATTGTATTTTTTCATTTTTGTTTCCTCTCTTAACTTGATGACTTAATTATATCGAATTCCTTTAGCTATGTCAATTACCATTTTGTTTCAATTCTATGTAATTTTTGTAACATTCTTCTGAACAGAATAATTTTTTAGCATTGCATTGTTTGCCACACGCTTGGCACGTTCCACCCTCTGCGATAAAATGGACGTTTTGAACTCCCCACTCATTACACCAAAATTCTAGCGTGTTGTTTGCTTGTTGTTCCTCCATGCCTAGATTGTCAATCATATACTTAAAGCATAAACTCAACTTAGCTTCAAACTTGCTTAGATGTTCTTGCATGAAGTCGTACACTTCTGTTACATCAGCTTTTGATTTTCTAAACTCCTCTAATTGTTCTAGGTCTGTCAATCGTGGCGGATATTCTCTTTTAGTTCCGTCATCATAATAATAAACTACTTTTTCAATTGCCATTATTTGACACCTCTTTCTTTGATTTTGTTTGCTACTACTTTGTAGTACATTCTTGTTTCATTGATAAACATGTCACTAACTTTACTTTCTTTTTGACGTTTCCCTTTTTGTTCTAGTCTATCTAATAACTTAACAAGACCTTTTGCACTAAAGTTTTCAATGAAGCGTGTTACTTCTTCTTTTTTATCTGCTTTAATGCTCGTTAAACGCTCATAGAGAACGATTAAGACATCTAGCATAGAAATGTCCTCCATTTGTTTATAATAGCTATGAACGCTATTTAATAACCCTAGAAGCATATCTTTTTCAATATCTGTTACTGGTTCTTTTTGTTGAAGTCTTACAGCTATTTTGTTAAGTGTTTCAAGTGCAATTTTCATTTGTTTAGTTCCTTTTCTAGTTTATTTAATTCTAGCATACTTCTTTTGAAAAATCTACTACTTTGCTTGGCTTTTGTGAGATTGCCACAATCTAAATATCGTTTAACTCTTTTAGCATTTATAACCATGTACTCGAAACAATTTCTAGCCAAACGTTCTTTGTTTTCTTTTTCTAGTTTATCCATTGAGTAACCTCTCTTAACTTGATGACTTAATTATACAAAAGAAAAACCGCAATGTCAAAGACAAAGCGATTAATCGTTAATTTCTTTTAGTTTTCCGTTTTGTTTCAAAACTGTTAAAAGACTTTCTGCGTCGTTTTTTGTTTCCTCGTATTCTTCCCCCTCTTTTTGTTCTTCTTCTAGTATCTCTTTAGGTTTGTTCCCAGTAGGGTCTATGATTTGAAATTGTTCCCCTACGTAGCCAAGACAAACCTCTTTGTCATAAGCATAATTACGTGCTTCAACAGTTAAAATTGAATACTTGCTATTCTTTCCCATTTTAGGGCTTAGGCATAAACAGAACTCAAACCATGCACCAATTGCCGAACTCCCTAAAGCGTGCGTACTCCTAACACGGAAACTCTTTTCCTCTAAAGATTGATTATTTGTGTCCTTTCTAGCATGTGCAATCAATAAAAATGTTACATCATTCAGGAGCAACTTCAATCGTGTTATGTTGTTCAGAACGTCATTCATACTTGACATGTCATTTAGAGTGTTGCGGTCTGTCAGCATGTCCTTTAAATTATCCAAGATGACGAACTTAATATTATTGTCTTTGATGAATTTATAAAGTCCGTTCATGTGGTTTGTGTTATCTAGCTTAAAAATTCCCCCTGTAATGAAATGCAAATTATCAGGAACATCGCTATAAGCCTTTAAACGTTGGTGTAGTACGAAGTCAGTATCTTCATTGTCAATTATAAGCACGTTCGCTTTTTTAGTTTTAAAATAGCCAAAGGGGACACCCTTAGCTACGCTTAAAGCCATTTGTAAAGTCGTGGAACTTTTAAAAGATTTCTGTGGTGCAATTGTTAGACCTGCCTGTCCTCGTGGTATTAAGTGTTCTATCAGCCATTCATTACCGCCCTTAAAGTCCTCTTTCTCTTGTAACTCCTTAGCAGTTATGACACGTTCAAACAAGTCTTGCATTTTAATCAACCCCTTTTACTTTATAGTCAATGAAAATGATGTTTTTATCACGCAAGGGTGTAAAATAAGTTTTAAATTCATAGTCAGGATAGATGTTTTGTAATTTAACTAGCCAATACTTAGCTCGTTTTACCTGCCATTTAAAGTTCTTTGCTTTCTTGATATCTTTGTTAATTGCTTTGATGTCGTCAATAATTGTCATTTGAAAAACCTCCATAGTGTAATAGCAAGAGCGATTATAAGTAAAAAGTCAACTATAAAAATAAATGATAAAATTATAGTGACAAAAGTTGCCAAAACCGTCAATCTTTGTACCCTCCTTTAATTAAGTCCACTAAACCTAAGATAAAGTTACCTAGGCAACACAAGAACCAAACTCCGAACAAAGAATGGTCCACGCTTGCGACAATTCCAAACATAGCAGACATTATCCAATAAACGATAAACATATTTAAATACCTCTTTCTTTTTATCTATTTTTACCAAGCACCTTTTTTAATTAAATCAACCGTCATATCAAAAGCTATATCGTGCATTCTGATAATTTTAATTAAGTCATCATGGTTGATTTCTTCATAAGTTTCATACTTTGATTCAAGTCTATATATTTCATCATATAAAATATTGGTACGGTCTATTTTATGTTGTAAGTCCATTTAAACCTCTTTCTTTTTTATCTATGCTTTAATTATAGCCGAAGTTATATTACAATTCAAGTTATAAAATATTTCTTTTTAGTTACTTTGCTAAAGGGTATAACTATCCACGCAAACGCAGTTTTTATCCCCCCCTCTTGAATTAATTAATATGTCAGCGCTAGTAACTCAATTAATCCTCACATCAATTAGGCTATGATGAACACCCAAGCGGTAACTTCTTATTTAACTTTGCCTGTGTTGGGGGAACGTTTAGAACTTGCTTCCATTGACATCACACAGGGCTACCGCTTTGCCTAACTCATTACTCACGCCTTATTCAGTACGGTTTTCATATACTCACTTTCTAAGACATCAGACAAGTCTTAGACGTATTCAATTTTTATATATATTATTATAACACATGCTTTTTTAAAATCAAGCAAAAAAATCAGGGTCAAAAATAAAAGAATCGCTCAACCGTGGGAATAGTCAGGAATATATTATTTTTTGATTACAAATTATTTAATCAAATTGTAAACTATCTAAATCTTTTGTTGGTATAATAAAAACTAAAGTGAAAAAACAGTATGCTATAATAATACCATAATCAATGAGGGAGGTAAAAAGCATGGCAGAAAAAAACATCTATTTTGTTAATGACGAAGTAGAACTAAAACAAGTGTTAGAGTTTATTTCTAAAACTGACTACGGTGTCAACGTTGACAAAAGTCAAGAAGATGTTTACGCAGTCGTGACTTCTTATAGCCTACCCATTTAAGAGGATAGAAATGAAGAAAATTTTAGCTATTGACTTTAGCACAGCTAGTAAGAAAGATGAGGGTACAGGGTACGCTTTTAGAAAAGACGGTCAAATTTATGTCGGTTCTATTAAAGCATATAACCCTAAGAAGAACGCTTGGGAACGTACCTTTGACATTGTAAACGCAATAAAAGATATCATAGATGAGTTTGATTTGAAAGATTATCACATGGCTGTTGAAACACCTATCATGGGAAGAAACAGAAAGCACAGTATTACATTGGCTAATTGTAACGGTTATTTTATCGGTGCTATTGACGGTCTAGTAAATGGCTATACTTTTATTGATAACTCTAAGTGGTGTAGCTTTCATCTTATTTCAGGCAAACGTGAACAACGTAAAAAAGAAAGTCTTGAGCTTTTAAAGGAAACAGGCTTGGTTGATTCTGATTGCAAAGATGATAACATAGCAGACGCTTATAACATCTTAACATATTGCGAACACTTGGGTTAATTGTTCCCTTATAAAAACAATAATCAAAAATGGAGGTGGTAATATCAAAATATCTCAAAACGGTTTGAACTTAATTAAAGAGTTCGAGGGTTGCCGATTGACTGCTTATAAACCAGTACCGTGGGAACAAATGTACACTATCGGTTGGGGACATTATGGAGTCACAGCAGGTGCAACTTGGACACAATCGCAAGCAGATAGTCAGCTAGAAATTGACATCAATAATAAGTATGCACCTATGGTTGACGCTTATGTAAAAGGCAAAGCAAACCAAAACGAGTTTGACGCCTTAGTGTCATTGGCTTATAATTGCGGTAATGTTTTCGTTGCTGACGGTTGGGCTTCATTCAGTCATGCTTATTGTGCTTCAATGATTCCGAAGTATCGTAATGCAGGTGGTCAAGTTTTACAAGGTTTAGTAAGACGCAGACAGGCAGAACTTGACTTATTTAATAAACAAGTTATTGGTAATTTAAACCAAAATAATCAAACAAAAGGAGAAATTAAAATGTACCTTATTAGAGGACTAGACGGAAGTGGAAAACCTAAACATTGGTATGTTTCGGACGGTGTAAGTGTTCGTCATATTCGTACAACACGTATGTTACGTAACTATCAAAATGAATTCGGTAAACTTAATCTACCGGTTGATACAATGTATATTACAGAAATCGAAGCAGAGTTTGGTCGCAAGATTGACATGGCTTCAGGAGAGTTCAAATAAGGAGGAGTGAATGAGCTTATTTAATCTATCACGCAGAGCGGAAGATGTGAGCTTTTCAACTTTCACGGTCCAAGACCCTACAACTGATTTGTTACTTGGCAAACTCTTGGGCTTAGTTTCCTATTTTGATAATGTTGATTATTCCGAAGCGTCCAAACTTGAGGACTTATTCTTTTGGGCTTTACAAGGTCAAGAAGTATATCGTGTTTGGTATGGTGGTTTTAAGTATTACGCTCAAAGAGTGAACGCAGACCAGTTTAACATTTTAGTTAGAGAACCAAATCGCAGACAGGTCACTATTAGAACAAATGACTACGAAATGTTATTAAACCCTTTCTACGGTGCTAGTCCTCAACGGTTTGGCGTAATGTTTGGAATGGCTAGTAATGGAATTGGTAGACGTCTTGATTCACAGGCTCAAATTAAAATCTATTGGAAAACTAAAGTGTCTAGCGGTTTAAAAGAAGTTTGGGACAGAATTAGAGAACGTCTAACACAACAACAACAACTTGCCAGAGAATTCAACGGTGTATCTGTTATTGGTTCAGATGACGACATTAAACAGATTCAGCCAGATTATAGCGGTTCACTACAAAATGACGCAAACCTTGCAATTGAAATTGCTTTGAGTGAGTACGGAATGCCAAGAGAGTTACTTTATGGACAAAGTAATGAGGTTACTATTATCGCTTTTGCAATTCAAAAAGTATTACCGCTATTAAAACAACACGATAAGAACATCGTTTTCAATCAAGAGAACTTTGTGGCTTATATATCAACAACCGCAAAAGGGGGAAACATTGAAAGTAAAAGCAGTAAGAGGGATAGCGAACCCGTTGGGAACAATTGATTCACACGGTACTGTTATCGAGTCCATTGCCAACGCAGGCGACGGAGTAGATATCTTAAACCGTCATAGGGAAAAGATTGGGTCAGGGTTCGTACATCTTGAGGGGGACAATGTAATTCTAACAGGTTACGTTGACGAAGAACAATACACAGCTGAAAAGATTGAGGAAACAGGGCTTTCAGTTGGTTTTAATGCTAACGGTGTAAAAGCTCGTGAAATTGACGGAGTAGGTTATTATAAAGATGTTAATATTACAGAGGTGTCACTAACTCCGTTACCAAGTAATAAAGGTGCTAAAGTGACAAAAGTACGAGAAAAAGAAAAAGGAGAACAAGAACAAATGGGTGCAAACGAAACACAAGAAATTATGAAACAAGCAATCGAAGCAGGTGTAAAAGTTCGAGAACTTGAAGCTAAAGTTACAGAGCTTAACAAAGAACGCGAAGAACTTAAAAAGGAACGTGAAGCGTCTATCCCTAACGAAAAACCTGAAAACGTAGAAATTAAATTTATGCGTGAACTTGGTAGCAAAATGGCTGAAATGCCAGAACAAGGTTTCTTGCGTGAATTTGCTAATGGTTCAGATTTGAATGTCGTTAACTCTCTTGGGTCTATCACTTCAAAATATGCTAAAAAGTCAGGTATCTATGACGGTGCAACTAAAGCACGTTTCCAAGGTTTGACACTTGCAGAAGACGGTGTAGATGATACATTTATCAAAGGTACTTTCCAAGCAGGAGGAGATAAAAAGAAAGCTCAAACGGCTACAAAACGCTCACTTCGTCCACAAATGGCAGAAGCATACCTACAAATGGATAAAGCAACCGTGCGTGGTGTAAATGATTCAGGGGCATTGTCTGAATACGTAATGTCAGACATGGTTAATCGTGTAATTCAAAAAGTGGAATATAACATGATTCTTGGTTCTGATACTGGAGTTAAAGACACTAACAACGGTTCTAACGGTTTTTGGGGTCTAAAAGGTGCAACGACTGACGGTTGGACACCACAAATTGAATACACAGACTTGTTTGAGGGTATTACTGACGCAGTTGCTGAATGCTCAATTTCTGACGCAATCACAATTGTTATGAGTCCACAAACTTTTGCAGAGTTGCGAAAAGCTAAAGGAACAGACGGTCACTCTCGTTTCAACGAACTTGCGACAAAGGCACAAATCGCTCAATCGTTTGGGGCGGTTAATCTTGAAACTCGTGTCTGGATGCCTAAGGACGAAGTAGCGGTATACAATCACGATGAGTACGTTCTTATCGGAGATTTGAACATGGAAAACTACAACGACTTTGACCTCCGCTATAACGTTGAACAATGGTTATCTGAAACTCTTGTGGGTGGTTCTATCCGTGGTAAAAACCGTTCAGCATACCTAAAAAAAAAGGGTAGTTTAGGTGTCTAAATAAGAAAGGGGTAAATAATGGCTGATTTTAATATTACAGACCGTTATACCCAACAAATAGAGAATGTGATAAATGGGGGGAACATTGGCGATTCGTTCCCTCTCTTGTCACGTATTCCTAAAGTTGGGGCAGATTTATTGCAACAGGTCAATCTAGCAGGTTTCCCACTAGCTAAAGAGCAAGGGCAATCAGGTAGCGTGATAACAGTAGGCGAAACAACTTATAAAATTTTCACGCCACGTGGTTTTGGTTTTGGTATCAACTTAGCTGACGCAGGGAACTTGACTGCTGACGGTATTCAAAACGCTATGGAAAGCGTTCGAGATGTTTTATATCAAACTATCGAAAGTCATTTAATTTGGGGTGGAACACACAGTTCTATCACTACAAGTTCAATTATTGGTGCTATCAAACATAAATCAGGTTCAAGCGATTTTTCACAGTCAGGCGATGATGTTCTTTTCGTAAAAGAAAATGATTTCACACCAGTAGTTGACGGAGTAACAAAAGTTGAAACATTGAGTTTTAAATACTTTAACACAGAACCTACTAGAACTTATGATAAAATTCTTATCAACCCTTATAAGGGAATTCTAGCAGGTGACTTAACACCACAGTTTGAAGTTAAAAAAGACGTTAGACGTAACAACGTACAAGTTTATGGCACTATTACAGTTTGCGGTGGTTTCCTTGAACGTGGTGCTGTTAAAACTTGGGAAACAGTAGTAGGAGGATAAAAAATAAATGGCATATACATCAAAAAATGAATTGACACATGGCTTAGGGTATGGGATAGTGTTCCCAGACCCTACGGGTGTAGCCGGCGGAATTCCAATCGCAGGTTTGCGTGCGGTGGAAACAGAGAACAACCAAGAAAACACAAACTTCTATGCAGGGTTTAACGCTCCTTATCGTACAATCGCAGGTGCTAAAAATATGCAAATCAAGGTTAAATCTTATGACTTACCCGATTCCTTTGCAACTCACGCGTTAGGGTTTGGGGCTGTTTCTGGGTTCTTGACTGACGACGTAGCAAATTACAAACCTTACGGTTTCGCTTATGCTGAACGTTATCGCGATGATGAAGGAACGGGGTATAAAGTAACATACTATCCAATTGTTCAAGCTATAACACCTAGTGAAACAGCCGAAGCGGACGAAGAAAGTCCAACAGGTAAAGAGTACGAACACACAGCAACGGTCACAGCTGGCTGGTTCATGTTAGAGAACAAAAAACGCTTGTTTGTAAAATTCAAAGTGTCCGACACAAACTTGGCAACTGGTACAAGTGGACCGGCACTTGCTTTCAAAAAGTTGTTTAATGAACTCAAACCGCTCACTATGGAAGACATCAAGGCGTAATTTTTAAGAGTGGAGTGCTTGGAATTAATAGTTCCCACTCTTTTATTTTAATTTATAAGGAGATACACACAGATGAAAAAAGAAGATTTTAAATTTGATTTTAAAGCGTTAGAACGTATGGAAGATAACGGCATTTACTTCGGAGATTTGAACGAACGAGATTATCACAGTTTGGCATTGTTCTTTTGGGCTTGTTCGCCACAGTATACACTAGATGAAATTTTAGGGGCTTTAATTGGTGGTTTGTTGCCTGTTACGGTTGCCGAACTTATGGAACAATTGGTTAATGAAACAAAAAAAGCGATAGCACTAGCAAAGAAGAAATAAGGGGAGACGCAAGAATTACAACACTTGCAATTGTTAGTGCTATGACAGTTTTTAGAGTTCCCTATGAGGTGTACAGTCATAGACCTTTAGGGTGGACGCTTAAGTTAATTTCAACGTTGACACCTAAAGAGAAGAAGAAAACAACCGCAGATGAATTAAACAAATCGGAACATGTGGAGGTAGAACTATGGCAACCTATAAGCAATTTATAGGGGTAGAAAAATTTACAGAGAAACAAATGAAAAAAGCTTGGTTAGAAATGGTAGACGCTTTTAATTCTAATCAGAACACAGTAAAACGCAGTCATAAAAGTTCATTAGGTGGCGACTTTTCAGAATATCGTGCTAAATTTGACACTAGTAAAATTACTAAACAAGTTACTAGGTCATACGGTTCGCTTAAAAGTGGTAACATTGGTATTATTAACGGTTTTAAAGCTAAGGACGAAAGTTGGAGAATGCTCAATGTCTTGTTACATGACCGTAATTTGCACCAAAGATATGGACAAACGCTAATAAAAGCCACTCACGAAATGGACGACAAAACAAAAACTATTAAGCGTAAGTTGAGGAGTATAACAAACAATGGCTAAAGAAAAATATGTCATTCAGGCAGAGTTAGATACTAAGGGCGTTTTAAGTAGTGCTAGGGAAGCACAGAGAGAAATTAATAACATTGGTCGCCTAGCTAAAGAAACGAACAAGAACGCTCAAATAACAGGTTCTGTTACTATGAAAGACAAAGGTATTAAAGAAACACAAAGAGCTTTAAACCTTGCTAAACAGAACGTTGACAATTTAACAAAGGCACTTGCAAACGCAAAAATGTCAGGTGCAACACAAAAACAAGTACAAGCATTAGAAAGCCAGTTAGTCAAAGCACAAACGCAAGCGACTAGACTAAGCACAGAACTAGCCAAAGTAGGTTCGCAAAAAAGCGGAGGACTTTCAAGCGTAGTTGATAACGTAAAAAGTGCAGGCGGTTCGCTACTCGGAACATTCTCAAAAGTTGGTAACGTCATAAGTGGTATCTCGTCAGCAATTGGGCTTGTGAGTGGCGGAATTTCAAAGGCTGTTGACTTAACTAGTGGTTTCGCAAACACCTTAATGAATACATACGACCGTCAAATTCAGGCACAAAAGAGCTTGTCAGCTACTTTGTCAGACGGTGCAGAGGGTTACAAAAAATTTAATTCATACATTGATTCAGGAAGTGAACTACTAAAATCACAACGCAATGACCTGAACGAGCTAGGGTCTACCATTTCAGGTTATACTAGTCTAACAGGCGACCAAGCATTTAAAATTGTTAATTCAATTAATGCCGTTGGGGATAGTCTAGGTCTGACAATGGACACACAGAAGCAATTCTCTCTTGGTTTGGCTCAAGCATTAGGGGCAGGAGTTTTGCACGCTCAAGACTTCAACCAAATCATGCAATCGGCTTTGGGTGCACAGTTCCGTGATATGCTTATCCAAGCGTACAACGAAATTAACCATACTAGCATAGGCATGGGAGAGTTCAGGAAAGCCATGGAAGATGGTGCAATTGGTACAGATGTAATGAACCGTGCCTTGGATTTGTTCCAACAAAAAGGGAATGAGCTAGTTGCTTCAGGTCCTAGTACATGGGCTCAAATACGTGAAATGATTACCAACGGTTTCAATACAAGTGCTTTGGACGGTTTCCGTAAAGGCCTAGGCGATACAGGCATTGACATGGGTAACTTAGGAAACAATGCCACAACAATGGCAAGCACTATCGGTGGCCAATTGGGTCAAATGGCAGGTAAAGCAGTTGGTGCATTAACACAAATCATTGACAAAAACCACGATGGCAAAGTGTCACAAGATGAAATGAAAAACGCAGTTAATGACGCAAAAAACGCAGTCAACAACTTCTTTAATAAAATCAATTTCACTTCTATCGGTAGTTTCTTAGGTAAAGTTGGCTCAGCCATTAGTTCATTAAGAGATTTGTATAATTGGGCAAATAACGCTTATAGTGCCGTTCAAAGTGCATTGAGCCTTTCGCGCAGTGTTGGGGGTAATACTGGTTTACTTGGTAAAGCGTTAGGGTTCAGAAGTAACAGTACATGGGGCGATATCTTTAGTGATTTTCATTGGCTAACAAGTAATATTGACCCTCTAGGGTTAAAAGAAAATCAAGGACTGGGACAAAAACTCCTAGGTTCTAGAAATGGTAAAATTCCATTAGACTTACAATTCTTTGCAGGTGGTAGGGAAGCAATCAACAAAGCTGTGGACACTGTACAACCTTATGCACAAGCAACCAAAGGAACAACAGCAACATCAAGCATTGGAACACAAGACAATTCACAACAAGACATCAAGATTTACGTACAATCTAGTGCGGACGGTCGAAGAATTGCGAACGAAATTTATAACAAACTGGAAAGAAATGGGGTTAAATTGAATAAGCGTTGATTTATACTAAAAATAAGCTATATAATAACCCTAAGTGGATAAAAAAGGCACGTGAAGAAAAGAACAGGGTAGGGCATTGTGAGAAGTGTTGGAGTACAGAACATTTAATATGTCATCACGTTATTCCCTTACAATGGCAAAACGACATGTTAGAGGTCAATGACTTTGACAAAGAAGTGATAAATGTACCTACCGAAGTTCTTTGCCATAAATGCCACCAAGGAATGGAACGAAGTGGCGACTTAATTGACTATGCTAGAATTATAGCGGAGGGCTTAATATAAGGAGATATAAAAATGAGTTTAATTCAAGACTGGATAGGACAAGAGAAAGATAATGGCGAAATGATTAAGCTACTAAAGAAAAAAGTGGCTAAAATCGAACATGAAATAGACTACAAAAAGGCAGATAAAATCTTTAATTTCATTGAGGAATTTATGACTTTGCCTAATAACGAACGTTTTAAAATCATACCTTATCACAAGGCGGTGCTTACTTTGATGTATTGCACTCCTTATCAAATTGATGAGTTTGTTGTTATTGTAGGACGTTCAAATGCCAAATCTATTCTTGATGTTATGATAGCCTTAATTGAACTCTTTTTATTTCCTAATCCTAATAGTGTCATCGCTTTAATGGCTACTAAAAAAGACCAAGCAGAAAAAATCTTGATGAAGCATTTTAGAGCTATGGGAAACTGTCAAGGTACTGTCATTAATAAGTTTAAAAATCAATTCAAGTTGAACAAAGAGCAAATTGTAGTAAAAGATAACTCAATTCTAAAAAGCAAAGGTACAGAGATTTCTATCTATGCTAGTAACGAGGACACTCTAGACGGTGGACGTGAACAACTTGTTATCATAGATGAGTTTGGTGCGTTTAAAAAGAACCCTCTTATCACTATTAGACAGGGGCTAAGAAAAAATAAGGGTACGCTTTTTATTTCAACCACAAACAACGTTATTCGTGGCGGTGCTTATGACGATGAGCTTGAAAGTTGGAAAGAATGGGTAAAAGACGATGATTTCAGCCATTGGGTTTTCTATTATGCTTTAGACGATTACGATGAAGTAAAAGACAGTTCTAAGTACATTAAAGCAAACCCAGCTTTAGGCTACACTTTAAGTCTTGAGGACATTCAAAAGGACTTCATAGGGGCAATCGGTAACCCTGTTAAAATGGCTAAAATTATCACTAAACGCTTTAACTTATCAATGACTGACAGCACTACAATCTTTACAAAACAAATTGTAGATAAGTGTCTAGTACCGCCGTTAGACTTTGATGGTCGTTTGGTTGCTATTGGTTCAGACTTTTCTGTGCGTGGCGATGTTTGGGGTACTGTGATAGGTTACAGAGAAAACGGACACTATTATTTTAAGGCTATCCCTGTCATGCCAGAGGGTGCAGAAGATAAATTTAAACACTTAGGGGAAACAATAACACATGAGGGTATAAATAACATGTCTAATGAAGCATGGGACGCTTTTATGAGTGCTATGAATGGTAGTGTTCCTATTGCGTTGAATTATGACCCTAACTATGCTAAGAATTTCATTGATAAATTTGAACAAACTTATGACATTGAATTTTATAACAAAGTAATGCAAAACAGTTTTAAGCTATCTAATACCCTAGAAGCCACACAGAAGCTAATGGAAGAGGGTAAAATACATTTTGATAGTAAATTACTAGCGGTGCATTTAATGAACGCAGAAACGAAAATAAACGATTTTGGGCTTATGCGTATTATTAAAAAGGGCTATACAGACAAGATTGATTTGGCTGACGCTTTAATTAACTTGATGTGGTGGTTCTTAGAAAGTGAAGAGAGTGAGGACTATTTTATCTAATGGCTATGACAGAAGAAGAAAACAAAAAAATGCTAGAAGCATTAAAGACCCTAGCTTTTGGAGGAAAAGAAACAAAAACGGTTATACAATATAAAAACAACCCTAACGGACGGAAAACAGAAACAGGGCGAACAGTTACAGAAGTCAATAAACTGCCAGACCGTTCGGCATTGTTGAAATTAATGGAGATTGAGGGCGTTTATATTGACGCAAACGTTAAACTTAAACAACAAAAAGTGGACGAAGTAAGCACAGAAAAAGAACTAGTAGACTTAGTGGAGGGCTTAGCAATTGAATAAAGCATATACTTGGAACGAAAAAACAGGGCTAGACTTTTGCAAAGAGTTACCACAATGGAACTTGTTGACACGTTCAAACCTTAGATTTTTAACAGGGGACACATCAGAGGACCCAGATAAGTTTGACCCTAGTCATTATTTTAAACTGAACGCTTTAAGCGAAGTAGACAGAACTAGCCAGTTCCCTAGTGATTGGCACAGACCTTATAGCTTAGGAATTAGACTTTACAACCCTAAAAACGCTAGTGGCAAATGGGGGTGGACTTATTGGACACAATGGGAAAAATTACCAGTTAAGCCTAACCTCACACAAGGCAATAAAATAGGTGTATCAATGCGTTTAACTAACTTTGGTAGAAAGCCATTAGACTTTAATTTAAAGCTCTTATACGGTAATACTTCGGCTTCTGTGGGTACTTACACAGTTGAACCATGGCAATACGTTTTTGTTAGTGAGTTAGTTACGCTACAAACTACGGAAACGGCTAAAAACTTAGGTTTGACTGTTGAACTTGACAGTACAGGACAAGAAGAACAAATCGGCTTGTTTTTCCCTAAAATTGAAATGGACAAGGTAACACCTTACGTTACAACAGAAGAAGAGTATAACTATTTTAAAAGCCAAGACATGGCAGATTCAAGACCAGTATACACAGGCTATTCTGAAACAGATAGTAACGATTTTAAAGATTACGTTTGGGGCGGACAGTTGAACGATGAAAACTATGAGCTATTTGGCGGAGATACAAAACAGAATGCGGTATGGTGCTATTGTCGTCCTCTTAATCAACGTGTATTGATTGGAATTGATTCTGATATATATACAAACGCAAGTGGTAGAACAATTAATTTTCACGTTTTAAACGGTTCTAAGAGCGTGTTTGACATGACAGGGAATACTTTATACCCAGAACAATTTCAAGACGATAGACAAGCGTTTGATAGCGTTGGGAACGATTGGGCAACAATACAAGGACCGTTGTATGTGGTAGACCAAAACACGGCAATTGACCCAGTAGCAGGAGAAATGGCGAACGTAGTAATAGAGGGTTACCACTATCAACAAGCAAGCCAAGGTTATAGAGTTGATGAAATACCACGTTCAGCAATTTTAAACGTTGGTTACTCTTTAGGTTCTTACTACGTAAACGAAGATTCTAACAAAGAAGTTGAAGTTATGCGTTCAAGGGTTGGCGTAACACCTCCGCAAGTGTTTGGAGAGCCAAGTTATAGCAGTATGAATGACTGGATGACTACAAACGGACTACCAAACGGACTAATTATGCGACCATGGAGAGTTAGAATGGTAGACACAGAAACGAACTTGACAAAAATCAAGGGTATTTCAATCGGTTGGAACGTTTCATTATTCCAAAAAATTCTAGCAACAGACCACGTGACAGAGGACTGGTTCAGAGGTTATGACAACAAACGAACTAAAGCAATACCAGACCGAGTTCTGTTCATCAATGACAAGGCAAAAAGAGCATGGCTTTATAAGTACAACCCTACTAACTCAGCATGGGAACGTTCGGCAGAATATACCATACCAGTAGAAGAAACAGCACAATTAAAATATTGGACTATTGTTCCAAAAGACGGTGCTATGAACGGTCATATAGTTTTTACAGACAAAACCAATGCTGAAATGCTTCAAAATATTCGCCCTAACTGGTTAGATTATGACGAGTTCACTCCTAAGGTGCAGTACGATGAAGTCAAGTATAACCCTCAAATGTTCACGAACTTGTACAATACACGTTACCAATGGCGGGGAATTAAAGACGAAAACCCACAAAATCAGTCTTATGGTCCTTGTGTTCCTTATGAAATGAACTTTATGACAGGACTTTGCAAATTAGAAAGGATATATGAATAAAATGTTTTCATGGTTAAACTTTGAAGAGCTACTAATTCATAACCCCATTGAGCTTATTAACCCTAGTAAGGACACGATAAGCGTGGCTATGAATAAAAAGCAATATATAAAATTTTTCAGCAACAAATACACCTATAACGGTCTATATTATGACGAAGAAATGGACTTCTGTCTATTTTATTATGCTGACCCCTTACAGAGCTACAAAGAGGGAGATGTGTACGCTCAAGGATACATTGATGTAGAAATGAAGATATACCGTGTAAAATGGTTGTGTAATGTGTCTATTAGTCGTTTCAATTATAACTTTAACTTGTTAAGTGGCACTAAAGACTTTAGTGGCGTCTGGTGGAATTCAACCGCTTGGGACAAGAATGGTACTTATAAGGGTTTGACTGTGATGTCATACAACGGAGCTTATAACGGAGGTATAGCTAAAGGTTTTACTATCCCCTCCGACGGTATTTATTCATTTTCTATGATTGTTAAAGTAAAAACTGGTTGTGTCGGTCAATTTATTATTGAAACATATAAACCAACAGGAATACCTGCTGTTATAATAGATGTAACCGATACAGGTGGGAAATTTGTAATTCAGTCTTATACAGGTAGTTTTAAAGCAGGTCAAGAGATTGCAATGTATTTTCGGTTTGGTAGTGGTTCTATTATTAAAGGTGGTTTAGAGGTCGCAGGACATAAAATTGAACACGGAGAAACACCAACTCCATATATGCCAACTGAAAGCGAAGCGACAAGCGTTGACTTTCCTAAGTGGAACGTTTCAAAGACTGAAATGGTAGTAAATAGCAAAGCTAAGACGATTACAACTGTTTTAAATGGTGCTTTGAGTAAATGCACGAAAGATAAAGATATCACAGGTTGGCTAAATTCACAACCTAATGCAAATTATAATTATAGGCAACCGCAGTATTCTTTAGACATCGGTGCAGATGACTTTATTATCAGCGGTTTCGGTTTGAGAGGTTTGAAAAATGGATAGTTATTTAAACGGAAGAAAAGTAGATGTATTAAACCCTTTAGACTTAATCGGAGTAGGTCGCCATAAGTTAGAAATACAAGTAGATAAGAAAAACTATTGGAACATGTTCAAAGAGCAAATAATCATTCCAACACCACCAAACAACGGTGTAAATAACTTGTTTAGGGGTGGAGAGGTTTTACCTAGTGAGGTGTATGACGATAACTGGTATAAAACTTTTGCTTTTTATGATTTTAAAGGTCAAAGTACCGTAGAACGTAAAAATGATTTATATCCTCAAATGAACTATTTTAAGTTTGCAAATGCCACAGGGGAAGCTGACATAGCTTGTAATCAGTTTGAAATAGAAGTAGAACTAAAACCAAACACTAGATACACTTGGCAATTCAACGCTAGAAAAATAAAGGGGGACATGATAACGTTCTTTGGTGCTGGTGGTAGTGTCTTAGTTGATAACACTAAAGACGTTACAATAGACGGACAAACAGGCTTAAGACTTGGTACAGACTTGTTTTATAATTGGAGTGATAAAGTAACAAGTGACGGTTGGGAATTACATTATATTTCTTTTACTACTGCTTCAACGTTTCCAACATCTAAAACATTTCGCTTTAGAATGAATGCAGGTAGTGAATGGCATGTAAAGAATATCCAAATCACAGAGGGCGAAGGACCTAAACCATTTCAACTTTCAGAAGCAGACAGATACAAGTACACTCAATACCAAATGGACAAAGGACACAGAGAAATTTATCCTAACTTTGGCTTTTATTATAGTGAAGAATTTGACTTCTGTTGTGCTTATAAAGTCAATATCCATTCAGGTTTTGAAACAGTTGATTTTAACCCTACTGAACAGAGTTATACAATTAGATGTGAGGTTGAAAACTTTGCTCAAATATTAAACCCAGTTAAAGAGTATTATATCAAAGTACCAAGTGAATGTACTTTTGATAATAGCATACTAATGAACCCTACAACAGAGAGAGGAGGTAATTACTTATTAGAATGTAAAGCTAAAGGTCTACACTTACAAGTGTTTGAACAACCTGACGGAGATTATAACAGAAGTCAGAATAGAAAAGTATATACAAACATGTACGAGAACTTGAACACAAATATGTGGAATGTTTACGGTGGTTATGTATATACAGGAGAACTACAAACGTACAAAGTAGAAAACTAATAAAGGAGAAGAAGAGATAATGGTAGAAACATTGAGAGCGATTGGTTTAGTAGTATTTATGCAGTTACTTAGTTTAGCACTAGAGTTTATAGACACAGGTACTCTAAAACCTAGCGTTAGAAAAAGAATAGCAGTAGAGTTAATTGTATTGGCTGTGTATGTAGCAGGTATGACTGTGTTCAAAGGTATGATAAGCGATGAACTGTTAACACTGATTGGAACTGTATACTTAGCAGTAGTAGTCAGTCATCTGTATAAGTTTTTAACTAATAAGAAAGAAGAAATAGACGGAGGAGATAAAGAAGAATAGTGTAGTAGTAGTATAGTAGTAGTGTATATAGTATGATAGTATAGCATAGCAATCGTTACAAAAGTAAATTTGTAGCTTTGTTGTGCTTTTTTATTTTAAATTTTTGTTAGAGATTGAAGGGGGTGTGATATAAAGGGGGTGGGTTCTCTATCTGTC